TCACAATCCTCAATAATACTTATTGCATCGGGATCGGGTTCAACTTTAATGGTAATTGTGACTTCTCTTTTTTTGCCAAAAAGATCAATCGTTTCCTGATACTCGTTAATCGTTTCCATTTTTTGCTCCTTATTCATAAGCACCGGCAACCATCAATAAAAATAATGGGGTCCAAGCCAAAGGGTGACCAATAAAAATTATTGGTAGTGTTATAAATACAATTAGTTTAATCATTTTCCAGTCTCCTTAGTTCACAAAGTGGGTAGTCACCATCTTTTATCGTGACGTGATTAATATAAAGGGAGTAATCAAAGTCCCCATCAATCTCAAAACAATTAAATTTGGCCGTCTTTTTCAAATACCCAACTTCCTTAAGTTTTTTAAGAATAGTTTTGTCAGAATCATCTTCATTGATATCAATAACTATTCCGGTACTAAAAGAGTTGTTAACCTCAAAGCCATCTTTAGGGTTTCCCCAAACGTCATAATTGATTATTTCAAATTTCATTTAGTCCCCCTTTTTATTGGTTACTAACCAACCGTTTTTATAATCAGTGACAATTTCATCATTCCAGTGATCTATAATTTCTTGAGCGGCATAAAGAACTCGGTTAAGATTACCTATTTTTCTTATTTGATCTCTGTAGCCATCAGTTTGGGTCAAAAGAAACTGACCTTGACCCAAGTATTTAATTTTTAATTCTGTAAAAATTGCATGACCTATGGCCCTTTCATCCCTTGCAAAAGTCCCATTATTGTTAATGTAGTGGCATGGCAGTTTATACACGGCCCCATGGCTATAACTCCAACCACGAAACGGACCTGACGTTTTGGTATACCTTCTAAATAAGTTCATAAATCCTCCCTTATGGCCGTGCCTTCGAAACAACACGGACAGTCTATTTCATTAACAGAGTCACCATAACCTCCGACACTTTTTTCAAAAAATTGATGGTGATTACAGTCAGGACAAACATAGATGTCCGCGTTCTCTAAAAGATGATTAACTTCTTTCATTTCTTTTTTACGGTTGATTTTGACTGGTAAAACCTTTTTCTCAAGGCTTTCACTCATGGCACCGCTACTTATCCAAAGCGAAGCAGCATGAAGATAGTAGCCATTTTCAAAAGCGTAACGTAGTGATGAATTGCCATCACCGTCACCGCTACATTCAAGCCATCCTTCTAAATCTTCTAAAATGAGGTCAATCTTTTGTTGATTAGTTAGTTTTTTCATTTAGTCCTCCTTAATAAAAAAAATCTTATTTTTATTATAGCGTAGCGTTAAATTAGGGTCAACGCTCCGAGTAAACCTTATACGGCAAAAGTAAGAAATTTCAGTGTTTTCAGTGCGTTAACGTGTTTCGCTTTGGTTTTGGGAAAAAGTGAAAGCGAAACAAAAATAGGCGTTTTTATGTTGTGTGCCATGGTTTTATGGCATGCATTGACACTGGCGCAATGGGCGCGCTGCCCTGTAAGTTTCGGTTTAAAGCGAAACTGTTTCGGTTTTGTTTCTGTTTTGGGTGCGATGCAAACTCGGTGATTTTGTTGATTAAATTGCTATTTGTTTCGTTGTTTCTCTTTACTTAGTATAAGTTTAAATAATTAGTAAATTTTAAGCTTAAAAAAATAAACTCTAAAAAATTTTTTTTAAAAACTTTTTGAAATCAAAGCGAAACAGAAACAACGAAACAAAAAGCCCCTTTTTGCCTAAATGTAAGAAAGCCTTTTTTTGACGCTTTCCAATGAGAAAAGCCCCTTTTAGGGGCTTTGATGGTGGGCGTTGTTGGTGGGATCTGGTGAAATTTTAGGCGGCTCCGAAGATATTAACACTATCTTCTGGATCTGATACTTGCTCCAAGTTAAAACCTAGTTCAAAAATTCTTTTTAACTGCCACTCCTGTAATGTTTTGGTCCCTGTTAGTTCACAAAACTTTTCGGCCTGTTCATTTGCTGGGTAGAGTAGAGTGTTGCCATAAACCTTTTTTGCGTAAAATTTGACTGTTAAATCTTCCGTTCTCATTAAAGCTTCTTTGCTATGTTTCATTATTTGCCTCCTTTAAAATGTTCAATATAGGTACCAATTGAGTAAATGCTTAAAATAAAACCTGGTAAAAACCAAAAACTTATAGCCACTGTTAAATAAATAACCGTTCCAATTAAAAGGACTTCGGGATTTTTAATCACGAATAAAACCAACGCAATTAAAAGAAGTCCTAAACTTATTAATGGTGCCACTCTTTTTCTCCTTGCTTAATAATGTTTGTGATACAATCATTATAACCCTGAGCATTATTTAACGCAAGGCTAAAAAACTAAAAAATAACAGAATCACCTGATTACAGCGCGTTAAGTCTGTTAGTCTATTTACTGGAATAGCTTATTTAGATTTTCGATAGGGTTTATGGCCTGTCAGCTGGTGCCTGGTGAAATTCTAATTGCTTCCTTTTCGGGAAATCCCAAGGATTTGCATAAATAAAAAGTATTGAATTGTGGAGGAGGGATTGGGGGGGGTACCCCCCCAAACTGCGTTTTGTTCGTTATACGAACTATCCCTTGTCACACCGAGGAGTAAAATCTGAAATACTTTAACGCATAACATTACATATAATAGACAAAAGGCAGAAACTAAACTAAATAAGTTTAAATGAAGCTAACCAAAAGAAATCAAGATGTCGTAAAACCAAAAGAAGAATTTGGGGATATTCAGAATATCACCGGAAGGTTCCGTCAAGATATAGCGGATGCTGTTTGCCTACTGGTACAGCAAGGTTTGACGTTCAAGGATGTTGCTGAAAGGCTGCCTATACGTGACACTACTGTTATCTTTCGCTGGCGTAGACAGTACCCCGACTTTAGGGAAAAATTAGATCACGCCCGAAAAGATGCTGCGGATAATTTTATCGACAAGATCCAAACAATTGCTGATGCCAAAGAAATACCTAAAGAAGAAGTACCTGGTGCGCGGCTAAAAGTTGACTCTTATAAATGGCTTGCCGAAAAAGCTAACCCACAAAAGTATTCCCCTAAAAGTGTTATCGCTGCGGATGAAGATAATCCTTTGCAGATTGTTATAGACACTGGCATTAAACGAGACGAACCAGTTGAAGCCGACTACACTAGTATTAATGACAAGACTATTATTGATACGGAAGGAAGGAGTGTACCGGATATTAATGATGGAAACGACCCCTAATGAAGAGGTCGCTGATTACCTTTGCCTTTGGGAAGGTGAAGAGGAAGAAGATAAAGAAAACCTAATTGGCTATTACCTTTACAAGGTTTGCAGACATGGGCTTATTTATAAAGAAGAAGATTAGCAGGCTGTTATGTTTTGCAGGCATTCACTTGATGTTCAAATACAAAACGCTATCAGAAACTTTCCCTGTTATCCATAAATGTGAATGCGGTAGGAGACACGATATTGACTGCAATACCTGACGACCGAATTAAAAAAATTTCTACTGGGTACAATCCTAGGCCGTTGCAAAAAATTATTCACAAAAGCATGAAGAGATTTAATGTGCTTGTGCTGCATAGGCGGTTCGGTAAAACGGTCTTATCAATAAACGAGTCAATCGATCGGGCATTACGCTGTTCTTTAAAAAGCCCCCAATATGCTTACATAGCGCCCACGTATGGGCAGGCAAAAAGAATTGCATGGGAATATTTGAAAGAATATACGAAGGACATACCAGGAGCTAAGCCTAATGAAGCTGAACTCCGTGTAGATATTCCTAGACCACATCTTAAAGATAAAATAAGATTTATGCTTCTTGGTTCGGAAAACCCTGACACTATAAGGGGGATCTATCTAGATGGCGTTGTACTCGACGAATTTGCAGTCTGTGACCCTACAATCTGGGGACAAGTCGTGCGTCCTGCGCTGGCTGACCGTTCGGGCTGGGCGATTTTTCTCGGGACCCCTAAGGGTCAAAATCATTTTTTTGATCTATACAACAAAGCAAAAAAAAATAACGAATGGTATGTCTGTACGTATAGAGCTTCAGAGACAAAAGTTCTTTCCGACTATGAGCTTAAAGCTGCAAAAGATGAAATGAGTGAAGAGGAGTACCTCCAAGAATTTGAGTGCAGTTTCACAGCAGCTAACACAGGCGCATACTACCAAAAGCAAATGCTATTAGCTGAAAGCGAAGGACGTATCACTAAAGTACCTTATGAAACTGCTTGCTTCGTAGATACTTATTGGGATCTAGGGATTGGTGATACAACAGCTATTTGGTTTTTGCAGTCGGTAGGACATGAGTATCACTTGATTGATTATATCGAGATGAGTGGTAAGGGTCTTGATTGGTTTGTTTCAGAAATTAATAAAAAGCCGTATACTTATAGAGAGCATATCTTGCCTCATGATGCTAATGCTAGAGAGCTAGGCACTGGTAAG